ATGAAATACAGACACACACCCATGATTTCATCATTAAGAGCAACTGTAAGTAACCCAGCAAATTTAGTAGAAGGTGTAGCATCAAAAGGTTGGGTAAGAGGAGGAGTTCCATCAAGAGAATTATATCAAATGAGAGATAATAAACAATAATTGAATAATAATTTAAATGAATAATGCTAATAAATATTAATATTATGAGTTTAGTTTCTCAAAATGTTAATATGAATAAAGAATATTCAACAGATTTTATATGTACTTATAAATTCCATAAAGAAATTAAAGAACAAGATTTCTTTTATAGAACACAAATATTACAATTATTTAATATGAATGATTGGAACGATGATTTAATAGATAAAAAGAGAGATAAATTATTTGATATTATGTGTTCTGACGCAAGATTTAATGAATTCTTAAATAATTTTAATAAATCTGATGATAATTTTTTGAATACATTTTTAATATTTTGTAGTAATGATACAGAGAGAAAAAAGATGATATTTACATATTTGTTTAGCTTTGATTTATTTGATTTAACACATATGTGTATTTGTGATAAAATAAATATAGGTGTAGTGAGAGAAGATAATATGAATAAATTACAATTAAATATTATGAAAAAATAATGTGATAATAATATAACTAATATGGCTTCTACACGTAATAATAATTCAAGAAGTGATTATTGCTTACAACAAAGACAATTTAATTTAGCATGTCATTACAACACAAATGAAATATATGGAAGAGCAAAAGAACCAGCATTTGCGTCACTTGGAATGACACCAACTTATATGGCAAGTGAAACATTATCACACAACGCGGTTGATATTGAATCATCATTAAGAGGAATTGGTTCAACAAATTTAGCATTTGATACACCAGAAATAGTTCCACAATTGAAAAAATTACCAGAAAAATCATTCTTTGATAGAGTTCCATTAATTATGCCTCGTGATTTAGTAGTTGAAAAAAATCAAAGACCATTCCCAATTGGTTAAATGTAAAATAAAATAAAAATATGATAATAAATGTATTTTCTATTATCATATAACTTATTTATACTTGTTGGTTTTCAAGTTCAGGATATTTTTTAAATAACTTTTCATTAAATCTCTCTAATTCTTGTTCTAATGTTTTATTAAATTTCATTTTCATTTTTAATGTTAATCTCTCACCATTGAGTTTTCTATCGTATGTAATATGTTGTGCGTCTCTGAAATTTCTAATAGAGTAGTATTTAGGTAATAGAACTTTATTTTCATCATAAGTATCATTATCAAGTTTTTGTAAAATATAAATAATTTGTTGAAGTTTATCGTTAATAGAGATTTTTCTAGATTTTGAACCAGAAATACATTTTTTAGTCATATTAGGATGTTTTTCAATACGAAAGAATTCTCTATAAAGTTTTTTTTCTTTATTATAACATTCTTTACAATAGTAAACGTATTTAGGTATCATATCTTGTGTTATTTGTGGTGGTAATTTAATAGCATTTTTTTTTCTATTTCTTTTATTCTTATTTGGATTTTTTATTTTTTTAATAGCCCATCGTAGATTTTTTCTTCGATTATCTAAAATATTATTATTAATATGTTCGATACAATATTTTTCATCATCAATAATTTTTTCATCATCGTTCTCATCATTATTGCGATACATATTTTTTATAATAATAGAATGAAGAAATAATTTCTCACCAGATGGTAATTTTAAAAAAGCATAACCATTTTGATGTAAATTAACAACAGGTCTAAAAGGTTGAATATTAATTAAAAAAATGTAATCTTCTTTATCAATAATAGTATATTTATCATTATTTTTATTACATGACATTTTGTAATATTCTTGTTCTGTATCTTTATTAAATACAAGATATGATTTATTTTTATATGTATTAGCATGACGACCAGCTCGAATATATATACCTTTATCACCATCTATAACTTGTTCGTTTTCATCTAACATAATATAGTATTATACATAAGAATATAATATTATCTTCAAATATATTTTTTATTAATTTTCAAATTTAATACTAAATTGGTTGGTTGAGAAGGGCAAAAGACTATTCCCAATTGGATAATCATATCTAACCAATTTCTCTAAATATATCATCGACACAGTCACTATATGTTTTTAATCTATTACATTTTTCAAGATGTTTATGACGTTTTAATGCCCATCTCTGTTTCCACCATTGAGCAATTTCATTAATGTTTTTTGCATTTTCAAGAGGGTTTGGAGGAACATCTGATCGCAACGTAAGGTATTTTTTACTGTCTGTATGAGTGAAACCGAAATATACACCTTTTTTATTAGATTGTAAATAGTCTTCAATTGGAATATGAAGAAGACGCAATGCCTTTTTTACATTATACAATTTATCAGTATATGTGTCATATCCATTTTTAATTAGAATACTTTTAGATAATTCATTCACTTCGCCACCAATATTTGCAGTCGAGGTCCCATGTGTATATCCAAGGAATTTAATGCATGGAAGACGATCATATTGTATGGCTTTCCCATAAAGACCAAATGTTGTGAAACCTTGTGGATAAATACCATATGTTTCATATATTTTTTGATATACTTCTTTTGAGAATACAAGAGATGTAAGAAGTTTACCACCGTTATAATTATATCCAAATGGTTGTGTTGGAACACATGTTGATATATTGAATAAATGTTGCAATCTTCCGTTTGTAATACATGAATTATCCCAACCAATAAATTCATCACGAGGTTTAATATGTTTAATATCACTCGATAATGCAATGATTCCTACATATTTATCTGTGTAGAGATCTTTGACAAGAATATATAATCTTCTACCAACGATTTTAGATTTTTTAAGGCGTCTGAAACTACTGATGTATCGTCTATAAAATTTCCAGATACTGAAAGGTATTTTTGTTGTTGAATTAACGAATTCTAATTTTAGTTGAAAATTGTTAATTGATGTTGAACAATCATATATTTTGTTTATGTAAAATGTTGGATTTTTTATTAGTCTTGCACTCTGATAATCACTAACGGATATATTTTTATTTGTTAATAATTTTAACATTTTGGTTTTGTCATCATTATATGTTACCTTTTTACCAAGTATAAATTTGGAATAGATATTACGTATTTTTGATTTAAACATGTCAACACTGAGATCATTTTTCATAATATTACATGTTTTGCAACAAGGAACAATATTATTTTCTTGATATGAATAGTTCGAATCGATTCTATCAATACCATTTGCTCCTCCAGATTCACCAAATAATCCACAATAATAACATGAATCGCCTGTTATTTTTGTATATAAGTTTGAATCAATATCGAATTGAACATTTCTCCTTGCAGCATCATATTTATACATGTTAATAGTCTGTTTATAACTTTTACGTTTAAATGCGTCAAGATACAAATTCTTATCATATTTATAGTATTGTTCAGATATGGGTTCTTTAAGATATTTGAACATGAGATGTATAATAGAATATTTAAACTGTTCCATTGTTCTATCACATTTCATATAATTACAATATTTGCAGCATGGAACTATATTTGATAAAACATATTTACCATCTGAAAATATTCTATCAACACCAACAATACCAGTTGTATAGTCACAATAATAACATTTTTTTGTAACAATATTTTTGAATGTATCGAATGATAATTCCCATGGTATATTTCTTCTATTGGCTTCTGATTTATATATGTCGTATTTTTCAATAATTAAGTCTTTTTTGTTAATCCTCTTATTATCTGTCAGAAGTTTACAATTTTTGCATTTTGATAAATCATCATCATCTAAAATATTAAAACATCCTCTTATCCAATTTGAACATATACGGTCTCCATTCTCTGTGAGTTTAATATATTTCTTATAACTCTGATGCTCACCACAGTAATTATCATTAGGAAGACATTTATGAGTGCATCGTTTATTTGTTTTAAATATAATACCTCTACAAATACCAAATTTCTCTATTTTCTTTTTTCTCTGTTTATCATTTGCTTTTTTTGATGTAACAGTTCTACATTTATCGCATGTCTTAAATAATATTGTATCATTATTTTTTTCTGGCATAAACATATTTCTGCATCTGGTGCATCGAATAAATAATTTGAGTTGTTCATTAGTATATTTTTCATAATTAGAATGGCGTTTGCAGAATCTCTTTCCATTATCTACTTTCCACGGACATGGACCATCTTTTTGATTTGTCCATTTACATTTTGACTTATCTTTATTTCTTTTTTCAGAAAGTCGTATGATGTTTTTATTTCTTAATACTTGGCATTTTTCACACAAATTCTTTTTATTTAATTCTCTTGAAAATTTCTTACATTTTTTACATCTCTCAAGTGATGATAATTCTTCTGGTTTAAAAACATCTTCAAATTTTTTATGTAATTTACAGTAATTTTTCCCTTTTACTGCTTTGAAAATACATTGTGTGTCGTCGTTTTTAATCCATAAACAAATCTTCGTTTTGCTCATGGAGTCGTGTCCTGGTTGGTTCATGTCATGGTTTCCCATGTTATGAATCATTTTTTCAATTTATTTTTAAGTTAATTTTTATATATGTTTTGTCGTCGAACTCTAATGTATATCAACCTCATCAGTTGCTGTAAGCCAAACCGCCCATTCCACTCATGACACGGAATACGTTGTAGTTAGTGGCGTAAACACGTACTTTGGCGGTCTTGGTGCCTTCGACAGTGGCGTTGGAAAGAACGAGTTGGAGAGTGGCGTTGTCGATACGTGAGAAGTTGCAGCTGCCGGATGGTTGGTGTTCTTCTGGGCGGAGGGCGAAGGAGTATACGTTGATACCAGTGTCTGGGTTGCGGGTGTGGTGTTGGTATGGTTGAACGAGGTCGAAGTAAGTGCCTTCACGTTCGCTGAAACGGTCTTGGCCGTTAAGTTGAAGTTTGGCAGTTACGACTGGGTTTTCGCCCCAGCAGTGCATGTTGAGGGCAGTTTCGGCAAGGACGAATGATCCAGCATCAGATACACCAGAGTTGGCTGGGTCAGCGTTTCCGTTAGCGAAACCATCTTCACCACCAGCGACAGTAGCATCAGCCCAGAATTGAACGGCAGATACATCAACGGCACCACCGGATTCGAATAAGCCAGAGGCACCAATTACGGCGTTGGCACCTTCGGATGCTTGTGGTCCAGAGAATGCGTGGAGTGCGTTAGGGAGAGCATCTACGGCATCAGTGTAGTTGAATGGTTGGGCACCGAGGGCTTTGAATAATAATGAACCATTTTCGAGGGAACCGCAGTAGTCTACGTTTTCGTCTGGTTGGACTACCCATACTAATTCTTTGCATGGGTGGTTGAAGTTAAGTTTAAGTTTGTTGGATGAGGATCCTACGGATTCATCACCAGTGAATTGAAGTTGTTCGATGAGGTATTCGTGTGGGTTTTGTGCCATACGTCTACGTTCATCAGTATCAAGGAATACGTAATCTACGTAAAGGGATGCGGCAACAAGAGATTGGTTGTATGCGGCAGTTACTTTGGCACCATCGCTTCCGAGGGAGCTTACGGCCCATAAGCATTCGTCGATTGGGCGAAGATCGAGGTTGATCTTGACTTCGTGGTATTGGAGGGCGATGAGGGGAAGGGCAAGACCTGGGTTGCGGCAGTACCAGAATTGTAAAGGAACGTATAAGGTGGTTTCTGGTAAAGCGTTACGTGGGGCGCATACTTGGCGAGGGGCATCGCTGTCACATGGGCCATCAACGTTGGCGAATGAAGGATCGCAGATGTAAGTTAATTGAGTGGTGTTACCAACCATTTTGTTGTAACCACGTTCTTGTTCTGCGCTGAGGGTAAGTTGGTTCCAGATGTGCATCCAGTCACCGTATTGGCGATCGATACGTTGGCCACCGACTTCTACTTCTACTTGAGCGACCATTTGTTCACCTGGGAAATCTAACCAGCGGGCGTATACTCCACCAGCGGAGTTGGCCATTTGTTGGTTGATTTCAGGAAGAGTTACTTGTAAGTAAGTTCTTGATGCAAGATCACCATTGCGGCTGATAGTGCAAGTTACACGGCGGCCGAAATCGGCTTGACCGTTGAAAGTTTGTTCAATAGATTCCATTGCGAAGTTAGTGTGGCGACGGTAAGTTACTTTCCAGAAAGTAATTTGTGGTCTTCCAGTAAGATAGACATCTTGAGCACCATAGGCTACGAGTTGCATTAATCCACCTCCCATATTATAATATTGCTAAAGAAAAAAAAATTATAAAATTATAAAAAAAAATAAAAATTAATTAAAATAAAATTAATTTTTATAATATATTTGTAATATTTTCTTCAATAAAATCTTTCAAATAATGTTCAGAGTATACTTCTTTTTTACCTTCATGCTTCTTGGTAAAAATATATTTATCTTTTTGTTTTTTTACTTCCCATCCATTTTGAATAGCATTATAAATAAAAATAATCTTTCTTAATTTTGTTTGTTCTAACATTAAATAAATAAGACAATATTTGTTATTCGTTTAAACGATTAATAATTATTTTTATTTAAAACATATTTTTGATAATATATATTATGGTTGGTTTCAAGCCTAAAAATAGTAAAAAACTTATAGTATCTAATAAAAAAAGTACAACACTTGATAGTAAACATAAAGAAATAATTGAGACGATAACACGTAATGAATGTGATAAATTACCTGAACTTTTAAAAAAGAAAAAAAATATAAAGAAAAGAATAAAAAAATGTGAAAATATAGATAAAAAATTAGATCTAGAAGATAATTTAAAAAAAATAAATAGAGAAATAAGTAAAATAAAATCAGCTAAAAAAGATTATTTTTTAGAAAATTCTAAATATTTATTTGGACATTATGAAAATACTAAAAATAATTCAAAGGGTAATAATAAAAAAATTATACTAAATAGTTTTTTTAATATTGAAAATACAAAAGAAAAGGCTAAAGAAAAGAAAACGATAACCAATGTTCAACAATATTTATCTAATGTTGATGAGAGATTTATTGATATAAATAACTTTGTTATTCAAACAGATATTTGTAGACATTGTAATAAAGGTGAAATGATTTTAGTTGAAAGTGAAGGTAAAATGTATTGTAATAACTGTTTTGTTGGTGTTAAACATTTATTTGAAAATGAAAAACCATCATATAAAGAACCTCCTAAAGAAGTATGTTTCTATGCTTACAAAAGAATTAATCATTTTAGAGAAATATTGGCACAATTTCAAGCAAAAGAAACCACACAAATACCAGAAGATGTAATTCAAAATATAAAGCGACAAATTAAAAAAGAGAGAATAAAACCAATAGAATTAACAAATAAAAAAGCTAAAGAAATTTTAAAAAAATTAGGTTATAATAGATATTATGAACATATTCCATTTATAAAAGATAAATTAGGTATTAAACCACCAATTATGACACCAGAATTAGAAGAAAGATTATGTAGTTTATTCATGGATATACAAGCACCATATGCTAAATATTGTCCTGAAAATCGAGTTAATTTTTTAAATTATTATTATACTGTTTATAAATTATGTGAATTATTAGGTCAAAAACAGTTTTTACCATTTTTCCCAATGTTAAAAGATAAAGAAAAGATTATAGAACAAGATGAAATATGGAGAAAAATATGTGATGAACTTGATTGGGAATACTTTGATACTCCAACAGATGAACTATCTTATACTATGCATATTACCAATTTATAATTTATAATTTTTATAACTAAGTTATAAATTATATAATACTAGTATAATTATATTACTATATTATTTACATTCTGTGTGGGAAACCAACTAAGTTGGCTCCGATTCCGAGACCAGCACCACTACGGGCTTGGACAGCCATGCTTGGTACGTAAGTATCTAAGATACTGAAGGTTGCGGCAGCAGTTAATGCGATTAAGGCAACTTCTTCTAAGCGCATGGAACGTTGTGGGATTGCGAATGCGGCAATAGCAACCATAAGTCCTTCTACTAAGTATTTAACAGCACGTCTTACTAATTCTACTAAATTAAGGTTCATCATCATTTTATAAATTAAATATAGAAAAAAATAATATTTTATCATTTTTAATACTTAAAAATGTAGTATCTTGAAATATATATATAATGGATACAACAAATAATCAACCTAGAGGTGTAACTTGTAGATTAAACCAAAATGGAACACCTAATAATAAATATGTAGATGTTTTGGATGAAGATAAGCCAGTAGCAGGTCAAAAATTCGTATGTATTTCATTTATCTCTCCAGAAAAAATTATCAAACAAAAAAATATGTTTTATTTCCAAGAGTTCCTAAAACAATGGGAACTTAATAAATCAGTTGAAAAATTCTCTCAATTCATGAGTTTTGTTTCATACAAATATGGTTTGGATTTACAAACTTTATCTAAAGATTTGGAAGAATTCTGTTCTGAAGAAAAGGATAAATTATTTACTACAACCTTAGAAGACGAATACAAAACATTCTTAGATAAGAATGAAGATAAATTAAATGAAACATTTGATTCTGATAATCAATTCCAAACAAGCACAAGAGGAGTAAAAATCCGTGGTTCTTATCCATCACAAGCAGAAGCAGAATTAAGATGTAAAATGTTGAGAGAAGTAGACCCAAATCATGATGTATATGTTGGACCAGTAGGTGTTTGGATGCCTTTCCACCCAGAAGCTTACAAGACAGGTCGTGTAGAATACTTAGAAGATGAACTTAACCAATTGATGCACGAAAAGGTTAATAACGAAACAAGAGCTAAACAGGAATTCGAAAAACGTGTTCGTGAAGCTAAGGAAAAGGCAATTGAAGACAATAAACAAAAGGCAATGGAAAGTGGAAATGTATTGACACAAACAATCGACGAACAAGGAAACCTTGTAAGTGTAAAAGACGCAAACACATTCGATAACCAACTTGGTGAATCAGTTGCTGTTTCAGATATCCGCAAAGAATTATTCGAAGATGAAAATGTAATTATTCCAAAGAAAAATCAACCAAGTGATGATACAAACACAAACCAAGAATAAGTTATTACTTTAATATTATAATTTATAAAATTGAAATATAATATAATATAAATTATAATATAAATAAAAATAGGAATGAAGGAAAAAAAGACGAGATGTGCTGTTAAGGAGTGTAAGAAGAAGTTGAATATGATAGAAAAAGTAAGTGGTGTTTGTAAATGTGAAAAAATATTTTGTCCGGAACATAGACTATCTACAAATCATAGTTGTGAATTTGATTTTAAAAATGATATAGATAAAGAAAAATTCATAAGAGAAAATGATTGTAAATTTTCAAAGATAGATAAGATTTAATTATTATTTAATCAACAATTAAATCTTAAAATAATATTTTGTATTTTTTACCAATTACTACGTTTTTTAACATTAATGGTTGGACCTGATCTCTTTCGAGATGCCTTTGGATTATATTCTTCAGCATCTTCGTCGTCGGAATTAAGGTCTTTAGATAATTCCCAGAATTCTTTAGCTCCAAGTTTGAAATTACCATGTGGTTCTGCCTTATACCAGAAAATTTGGTCCTGTAATCTATTTGATTTTGAATTATTATCAATTACAAGACATTCATAGTTTTCAGTACATTGGTCCATAATTTGTGCGAAAGATTCAAATGTTGGAAACATACCAGCATAATTTTCATGAATTCTTTTTCTATTTGTGATATATGGCTCTCTTAAAATAAATACATAATCAATATTAGTTCTTAAATTTGGTGGAATTCCTAAAGGATACTGCATAGTAATAATTAACATAACCTTCCAGTGACGACCATTCATAAACAATAATCTCATCATTTTATCTCTTGCCCATCCAGCGTCATATAAACAATCATCTAAAATAACAAATGCTCTTGGGTCGATACTACATTTTCCATATAATTCTTTTTGTTTTTTAATTTGTTTTAATACTACACGTTGTCTTTTCAATATATTTTCAATAATAGTTGTATTATATTCTTCGTGTATAAAAAGTTTAGGAACATGTTTTCCATAAAAACCATTACCAGCCTCTGTACCAGATATAACAGTTCCAATAGGAATATCTTGATGATAAAATAATAAATCTCTAACTAAGAAACTTTTACCTGTATCACGACGACCAATTAAAACAATAACAGGACCTTTATTTTCATCAGGATGGAAACTAATTCT